GAATATATTGAGAACTTTAATAAAAAATCGTTATACTTATTGGTTAGAGAAATGACTGGTTATAAAACACATTATATAACTAAAGTTGTTTCTAAAATGAAAGAAACTCAAATGAAATTGTATTATCAATTTTTAGATGAGGGTGATATTACACAAGAATCAAAAGACCCGTTTTGGAAGAGAGCAATAACGCGATGAGAATATTAGGAATATCAGCATTTTATCACGACTCAGCAGCTGCATTGATTATAGATGGCAAAGTTGTATCGGCACAAGAAGAAGAACGATTTACAGGTATAAAGCACGACCAAAGATTTCCTATTAATTCAATTAAGTGGATTCTAAAACAAAACAAATTAAAGATTAACCAAATAGATAAAATTGTTTGGTACGAAGACCCTAAGAAAAAATACGAAAGATTTAAAGAACAATATTTTAAGTATTTTCCAAAAACAATTGGATTAACTAAGAAACTTATATTTTGGAAAAAGAATAATAACATTGAAGATATTATTCGTACACAATTAGAATATAAAGGTTCAATAGAATATGTAGAACATCACATATCACATTTAGCATATTCATTCTATACATCACCCTTTGAAAACGCACACCTATTTTCAGTAGATGGTGTTGGTGAAAACGAAACAGCAATATTAGGATTAGGTTTAAAGGGTAGATACATACAACCATTAGAGAGAACGTTCTTTCCACATTCATTAGGATTATTATATGCAAGTATTACTGCATTCTTAGGATTCAAACCGAATAGTGGTGAATACAAAGTAATGGGATTAGTAGCATATGGTAATCAAAAAGATTTATATAGAGAACAATTTGAAAAGATTGCTAAACTCAATGGTAATAATTTAGAATTAGATTTAAGATACTTTTCATTTCATTATTCAGAGAAAGGGATGTTTACTTCTAAACTTGCAGAACTATTTAATGTAGCACCGAGAGTTCCTGAAAGTGAATTAGAGCAGGTGTATATGGATATCGCGTTTTCATTACAATCACATTATGAAAGATTATTTTTCCAAATGTTAAATAACTTTTATAAACATTACCCACAAGACAATTTATGTTTGAGTGGTGGTTGTGCTTATAATGGATTAGCAAATGGTAAGATAACATTACAAACTCCTTATAAGAACGTATATGTTCCACCAGCACCATCTGACGCCGGCAGTGCTATTGGATGTGCATTATATGTGTATTATAAAGAATCATTATCAAAAAGAGTAGAAAATTCAAATCCATTTTTAGGACCTTCATATGGGGCAGCTGATTTTATAACGGCAATTGCTAAATTAGTTCCAAAAGATAAAGTAAAGAGATTTGAAAATTATAATCCATTAATAGAAAAGGTAGCAGATTTAATTAATGATGGTGCAATTATAGGATGGTTTCAAGATGGTAGTGAATTTGGACAAAGAGCATTAGGACATCGTTCTATCTTAGCTAATCCAACTATTAAAGATATTAAACCAAAGGTAAATAGAGTAATTAAAAAGAGAGAAGGATTTAGACCTTTTGCACCAATGGTTACTGCGGATGATGCAAATAAATACTTTGAGATGTTGGGACAGGAAGTTCCATATATGAATCAGGTATTTAAAGTTAAAGATAAATTTATTGCAGGTTTACCATCTATTACTCACGCAGATAAAACGGCGAGAGTTCAGACAGTTCGTTCTACTTTCAATCCATATATTTTTAGTTTACTTAAGAAATTTGAAAAGAAAAGTGGTTATCCTATCTTACTTAATACCTCATTCAATCTTAGAGGTCAAACAATGGTATTAGACCCAAAAACAGCTATTAAAACATTTTACGATTGTGAAATGGATTATTTAGTATTGGGTAACTATTTGATTAGTAAGTAAGTTTTTAAATACACAATATTTATAAAAAAGATTTATGGCAAGTGTAGATATGAATTTTCCTTTATTTAAGGGAAAAACATTTAGTGATTTGTTGGGAGATATTTATGAAAACCAACAAAGTAAAAAGAAAAACATTTCATCTTTAATTGAAGAAATGAGAAAGTTGGTAACTAAACCATCCGATGTAATTACTATCGGTCCTATTATTACACAATTAATTGAAGCGAGTATTAGTAATGATGACCATTTAATTAAGATTGCAAATATAGCACAAAAGTTAGTGTTAGCAAATACAAAGAAGGCAGGTGATGAGGGTTGGTTAAGTGAAGACGATAAGAAAGCTTTATTAGAGGAGATGGATGTAGTTGCAAAAGAAATCACACAAAGTACAGATGACAAAATTGAAGATTTAGAATTTGAAATTGAATCATTAAAAGAAAGTATAGGTAAATAATGGCAATAGGTAATTATGTATCCAGTAAATCAGGTGGTTCAGTACAAACCTCAGTAGGTAAGGGTGGACAAGAAACTAAACTTGCTTCCGTAGCATTTGTATTTACTGAACCTGATGATATAATTGAAAAATTAACTGAAACTGATAAGATATTTGAAGAAATAGAAAATGCATCGGATTACTTTGAAAAAGATGGTTTGTATTATGGTGCAATTCGATATAGAACACCTGAACAAGCTGAAACTAAAGATGAAGATTTAAAAGTAGCTTTTCCATTAGATAGATATAATTTTACATTACCGGTTAGAGGTGAGATTGTATTTATAGATGTTATAAATGGTAAACCTTTTTATAAAGCTATCAGTTTTCAAAATTCGGTTGGGTTTAATACAAATTTAGATGTATTACTTAACACCATAAAAACAATTGAATCAAATAGTAATACAGCGGGTTTAGCTAATTTTAAAGAAGTACAAGCAACCGGTATTGCAAATTCAAATGAACCAAACGTTACACAAACAACAGTAAATAAAGGCTTTGCCGGTAAGTATTATAAAAGAAATGTTAGGTTACATCAATTAAAACCAAATGAAGGTGATACTTTACTACAAGGTAAAGCCGGTAATTCAATTAGATTTAGTGGATACATTCATAGTGATAGAACCGATGGAAAACAATATCCTGCTATTTTAATTCGTAATGGTGAGAATGCAGAATCACAAACAAATAATAAAGTATTTGCTACTACAACCGAAGATGTGAATAAAGATGGAACATCAATTCAAATTACTTCCGGTGAATACATTAGTTTATTTAAAGAAACTATTGCAGTTGAAAAGGAAGCAGTTGGTAAGTACCCATCATCGGATGAATTAAAGGGAGACCAAATTGTAGTTAATAGTGGTAGAGTTATTGTATCTGCAAAAACTGCTGAATTATTTTTGTTTAGTAAGAAAAATTTATCTATCTTTACGGATGATATTGTATCAATAGATGCAGAAAAAGGATTGAACTTTATTGTTCAAAATGGTCCTATCCAAATAGCAGCAAGTGGAAATAACAATATAATAATTGGTGTTGAAAATGGAAAAATATTTGCAGGAAAGGATGCAGCAGAAGAACCGATGTTATTAGGAAATGTGATGGTTGATTTAATAGGTAGATTGATAGATGCTATAAATCAAATGACAATTGCAACACCATCAGGTCCTTCCTCACCTGGTCCTATTAATAAAGCACCATTTAATAATATTAGAAATGATTTAAAAACAGCATTATCTAAAACGAATTATTTAATCTAATGTCTTGGTCTCAATTTAAAGATGAAGTTGGTAGTAGAATGAAAGAAGCTAATTGGAAAACATCCGATGAGTGGGCTAAGTTCTTTACTAAAAAATACGATGAGTGTATTAAAAGAGGTACGGATTTAAGTGGTAAAAATCCTGTACTAAAGGGTAATACCGAATTAATGGAACAAACCTTAATTAATGCAGGTAATATAGCATTAGCAGCAAAGGCGCCGGCTTTTTATGGTACATATTTAAATTTATTAGGACAGGCAGTTATTGGGTATTGGAGTACGGCAACTTTACAAAAAATGAGTACACCATTAATTCCAGCACCAGGTACAATTTTAAACTTACAAGTAACAAACAATTATTGTACAAATCCAGGAAAATTTGTAGGAACACCTACTCCACCAACAAAAGAGGTTGATTCATTTTTAAGTGCATTTATTTCTGCAGCTACAATACACTTAACAACAATTAGTGGAACAACTGAATTAATTTCACAATACATTCCACCATTACCAATAGGTCCGGCAATTACAACTTGGACTGGATATAAAATTGAAGGTGCTAGCAATCGTAGACAAAGAGTTATAGCACCGATTGAAATAGATGACCCACCAATTGAAGATGATACACCAATAGTTGAAGGTAAGGCACATTTAGAACATGAACGAAGAAATGGTAGAGTTAAATTTAATAGAGTAGAGGATGCCGAAGATCCGGAATTAATAGAACAACCAAAGCGTGTATTGTATAAAGCACCGGAGCCAGTTAGAGCAACAACTCCAGCACCACAAACAACAGCTGAACGGATTCAACAAACTACATCTACACCACTTACACAGGATGTATTAGAACCAATTAGAAATATAGGAGAGATTGGTAGAGGATTACCACCAAAAGCACCATCACTAATAATCTATAAAAATGGTAGCATTGATACAAAGCTTTTAGTTCCTATTGCAAAGGGTGGATTAAGTAGATATGGTGGTAATTACTTATTAGAAAAACAGGCAGCAGATCAATTTAAAAGATGGAAAGCTCAAGCTGATAGAGATGGTTTTTATTTCACAATTACATCTGCATATAGGGATTTACAACAACAAAGCGGTTTGAAAGGTGGAGCAGGTACAGTTGCAAAAGCAGGTTCTTCTGCACATGGGTTAGCATTAGCAATTGATATTGGTGAATTATTTAAGTTAGTAAAAGGAAGTGGAAATCCTGGCATTAATACTAGAGCAAAACAAAATAGTAAATTGTACAAATATTTAGCAAAGACCGGACCACAATATGGTTGGTATAATCCAATTAGATTAGCAGATAATTTTGGTGTTGATGAATGTTGGCATTGGGAATATTGGGGATATTATAAAAAATAAATACTTATATAAAGAAAACACAATTTTATGGATCAAACACAATTAATTAAAGCATTAGTAAAAGTTCTAAGAGAAGATATTAAAAAAACTCTTAAAGAAGAAATACGAAATGCTGTTCACGAAGTGTTAAATGAACAAATTGAAACACCTAAACAAAAAGTGAACGAAGGTTACGAATTTAAATCAAAAGATGATGGTACTTATGGTACAATCCAATACGGACAAAAACCACAGGCAACTAGACCTATGATATCTCCGGCTGATTTGGGATATGGTGATAATTTTAGAGAATACTCACAACCTGAGGTACCTGTGGGTGGTGCTCAATCCGAATATGGTTCTTATTTACAAGGACAAGAAGAAGGTGGTATTCCATTAGAACATAAGATGGCAATGGCAGCTAGGAAAAATCCAGAAGCAGCTCAATCAGTTATGAAAGCATTAAATAGAGATTATTCACAATTGGTAAAAAAATTCAAATAAGGAGTAACCTAAGTGGCAAGAATATTAGAAAAAAAGTTTTTAGTAGATGAACAAGATAAAAGTGTTGGTGTTACACTTCCATTAAGGAAAGGAAACAACGGATACTTTGAAGTGTCTTATACAACTAAAGACCAAATTAAATCTAATATTAAATCATTATTATTAACTCAAAAAGGTGAAAGAGTAATGCAACCCAACTTTGGTTCTGATTTAAGAAAATGTTTATTTGAACCAATTACTCAAACGTTAGATTCGTTTATAGAAGATAATATTACCGAAGCAATCAATACTTGGATGCCATATGTTACAGTTGAAAGTATAGTGTATGATGTAGATAATACATTGAAAGATAGAAATAGAATAGATTTAGAATTAAAATATAGTTTGAAATATTCTAATTCACAAATATTAGAACAATTAAATATAGTAATATAAAATGGCATTAAAACCTATCGATAAAAGTTGGGCAACAAATAAAAAAGATATTAAATATCTTAATAGAGATTTTGCATCCCTAAGACAAGCATTAATTGAATTTACTAAAACATATTATAGTAACACTTATAATGATTTTAGTGAAGCATCACCTGGTATGATGTTCATTGAGCAAGCGGCATATGTTGGAGATATTCTTTCATATTATACCGATGCACAATTAAAAGAATCATTTATTAACTTAGCAAGTAATAAAAATAACATTTATCAATTAGCACAAAACTTAGGATATAAACCAAAGATTTCTACTCCTGCGAGTGTTACGTTAACATTGTATCAAACATTACCATCTAAATATGTGTCAAGTAATGGTACGAGTGTTAACTATGAACCTGATTTTGATTATGCATTAAAAATAAATGAGGGGATGTTGGTGGGTTCTAATTCTAATCAAAATGTAGAATTTTTAACAACAGATTTTGTAGATTTTGCAGATTCTAATAATAGAGAAGTAAGTGTATTTACAGTTGATGCTAGTAACAATCCTATAACTTATTTGATTACAAAAAAAGTATCAGCAATAAGTGCAACTAGATATACACAAACATTTGATGTTGGTGAATTCAAACCAAATCCAACTTTTAGACTTACATCTACTAATTTTATTAAGATAGAAAGTGTAAAAGATAGTGATGATACTACATATTATGAAGTTCCATATTTGGCACAAGAAATGGTATATATCAAATCACCAAACGAAGCTTACAACGAACCACTATTAGCAACCGCTAATTCACCAAAATATATTTTAAAGTTACAACAAACAAATAAAAGATTCACAACTCGTTTAGTAGATGAGCAAACTATTGAATTAAGATTTGGTAGTGGAAATGAATCTACACCGGATGAATCATTAATTCCAAATACAAAGAATGTAGGATTGGGATTAAACAATTCAATTAATAGAATGGGTGAATCATTTGACCCTTCTAACTTTTTGAAAACAAATACATATGGTATTGCACCAGCACAAACAACATTAACAGTTAATTATTTAGCAGGTGGTGGTATTCAATCAAATGTACCACAGGGTGATTTAACTAAAATAAAAGCAGTTTCATTTAACGATGATATATTAGCATTTACTGAAATTAATTTTCCGGTATATAATGAAGCTAGACGTTCTTTAGTTGTAGAAAATATTGAACCTGCAACTGGTGGAAAAGGGTTTGAAACATTGGAGGAGATTAGAGAAAATGCAATAGCTAACTTTGGTGCTCAAAATAGAGCGGTAACTAAAAAAGATTATGAAGTTAGAGCATTAGCAATGGATACTATGTTTGGTGGAATTGCAAAAGTATATGTTGAACAAGATGGTTCAATTGATACAAGTGCAGCACAACAAGTTCTAAGAAATCCATCAGTTAAAAAAGATTTTACTAATTTAGTTAAATCATTAAAGACTTCAACTGATGATGAAATTACTTTGGCATTAGATACTTTCTTAAAAACAAAACAAACCTTTGCAGTAGAAAGTAATCCATTTGCAATTAATATGTATTTGTTAGGGTATGATTCTAATAATAAATTAACAACGTTAAATGCAACAGTAAAACAAAACTTAAAAACATACTTAGAAGAATATAGATTATTGACAGATGCTATTAATTTAATTGATGGTTATATTGTTAATATTGGTGTAAACTTTGATATAACTGTTTTTGCTAATTATAACAAACGAGAAGTTGTATTGAAGTGTGTACAAGTAGTAACTAACTATTTTGACATTAATAAATGGAAAATGAATCAATCAATTAATTTAAGTGAATTAGAATTAGAATTGGCAAATGTAGATGGTGTTTCATCAGTTCCTAAAGTAGAAATAGTAAATTTAGCAGATTCAACTGGTTTAACGTATTCACAATATTCGTACAACATTATAGAAGCAACTAGAAATAAGATTGTTTATCCATCATTAGACCCTTCTATATTTGAAATTAAATATCCAAACAAAGATATTAAGGGGAGAGCATTATAATGGTACTATTTTATACAGCATCGCAAGATGCAACTATATACTTACAACAACCTTACCAAAATACCGGTATAGATGAAATACTAGAAATTTCAAAAGTATATTATGGTGATACACCGGATATGAGTAGAGTATTAATTCAGTTTGATACTACGGAAATATCTAAAAGTTTAGCAAATGGTACAATACCAAGTGGTTCATTTACAGCATCTTTACAATTAAAAATAACTAAAGCAGATGAAATTGCAGCTAGATTTAGTATAGAAGCATACCCAATTTCACAAAGTTGGGAAAATGGTACTGGTACTCGTTTTGATAATCTTACTACAAATGGTGCAACTTGGATTTATAAAAATGGTGATGATACAACAACCATATGGAATAATACTTATGATGGAGCTAATACTACATTTAATCCATTTACAACTGGTTCACAGACGGGATGGGGTGGAACGTGGTTTACATCATCGGTAGTATCACAATCGTTTAGTTATACATTAGAAGATGTTAATTTAAATGTAACTGAATTTATTAAAAGATGGAATAGTGGGAGTATAGCAAATAATGGATTTATTCTTAAATTTGCAAATGATAAAGAATTGGATACTATTGATTATGGAACTATTAAATTCTTTTCAAAAGAAACAAATACAATATACCAACCAAAATTAGTAATAACATATCCTGAAAGTAGTACATCAGGTTCATTGATAGATATTACTGAATTTGCGGATAGTAGTAGTTATGATGTAGTATATCGTTGTTATTCACCAAATTTGAAAGTATCGTATAAACAAGGTCAGAAAGTATCAATAAAGGTGGATGCGAGAGAGTTATATCCTGTTAAACAATTCAATAGTACATTTGCATATCAAGTTAAATACTATCTGCCAAATGAGGCCTATTACGCAGTAATGGATACATTAACAAAAGAGTTTATTATAAATTACTCACCAGATACAAAAGTATTGAGGGGGTTGCGTAACAATATGATTAACTTAAACTTTACCAATTGGCCTATCGGTAGAAATTACACATTATTTGTAAAATCAATTGATACCAATAACGAAGAAATTTTCGAAATTGGTAGTTTTGATATTTATGAATAATAATGGCAAACGAAACAAAATATATAAATCTTTCTGATGACACTAACATTAGTGTATCTACTAAATTATATGTAGATAAGTACAACAAAGGTGAATTAGCCAAGTCCGTTGATTTAAGAGTTACGGAATTAATTAAACCTTTACCTGATGTTAATCTAAACTTAGTTCCCAAACCAATATATGATGCAGAAGTTCAGTTAAATGAAGATTTGCAGGCAGAAATTGAAATTCTAAATATTACTATTGATGATTTATCCGCACAGTTAGCAGTAAAAACAGCAGATAGTTCTTCTTTAGTTTTAGAAAATGATGCATTGAAATTGAAAGAAGCTAAATCGGATAATAATATACAATCAATACAAACTACGGTTGTTGATTTAAGAAGTAACCTTACAACATCATTGACTAAAGCAATTAATGAAGCAACTGAAAAGGTAGCATTAGAAGCAGAAAACAATGGTCTATCTGCACAAAAGAATGCATTGATTAAACAAATAGATACATTAAATAATTTATTAGCACAGGCAAATGCAAGTTTACAAGTTGCACAACAACAATTAAGTGCAAAGGCACAAGCAGTAGCAGCGGGTGGGTTAGCTACCGGAGAATTGGCTACAATTGTATTTGATATTGGTGACCCTACTAAAAAGAAAGTTGAAGGTAAAGATTTGGCAATGGATTATAATGGTGGACCAAACGGAGTAAAAGATAAATTTAGTTCTGCGGGTGATCCTTTTAGAAATATTTGGAGTTCATATTTTGATATTGTTGTTGGACCTAAAGATGTAACGGTAACGGTTGAGCCACTTAGTGGATATAAACAAATCCCATGGGATTTTGGATTTGCATTACCAATTACATTAAAAGCAAATGAAACAAAACGATTTAATACTGTCAATCCAAATTCAGCCTGGGTAAGAGGAAATCCTGGTAATGATGGTGGAAGTTTTTGGAGAAGTTCAAAAGCATCGATGACGGATTGGAAGTTTACAATTAAAGTAAAAGATATAGATGCAAATGGAAAAACCGAAAGTAAAGATTTTTCAATAAGAACGTACAAATATTAATATATGGCACTAAACGATTTTAAAAATATAGAAAATATAAATCTTAATTTAGATACAACGGCTCAATTACTAAATTCAAAAGATTTAAATATATTCAAAACATCAATATCAAATGTTACTGATTTCGGAATGTCAAAAAATGATGTTATTGAGTTTAGAGTATATGATATTGGAAATAACTTATTAGAACAAACAGGTGGTAAGACGGTAAATTATATTCATAAAGATAACTTACCAAAGTATTTAAAATCATCCATAGATTCTAAAACACAAGAAAAAATATTTGAAATCGATGTTGAGAAATTGGTTAAAGAAGCAGGATATGGTAATGGTGAATTCAAAGTTGTATTTAATTTCTTAAAGAATTATGTTGGTAACGAAAATCAAAAACAAAAAGTTTGGATACATGAAGTTTCACCGAGTAGAACCGAAATTCGTATACAACCATTGATAACAAACGATGAAGCTCAAAATAGACAAATCAATCGTAGATATACATCGTTTATGGATGGAGCAGCAGAATTAAGAGAAAATGTTATAAATATAAAAAATCAAATAGATAAAGTTGAATTACAAATAAGTGATTTAATTGATAAATATTTTATAGAAAAGCATGGTCAGAAATGGTTAGATGTTGTTAAAGCAGATTATAAGTTTTTAACAGATTCACAATACAAATCATTTAAACAAAAAATATTTACTGATTTTAAGACAAGTGTATTTGCACAATTAGATGGTAAAGAATTTAAATTGGGAAATCCTAATTTTAATAAACAAGTAACCACACCTTTAGATTTAGATGAATACCTAACACCTATTGAGATTAACGCATTGGTAAATTCTAGATTACTTGAAGCAATTGATTATAATATGAGTAATGTTACATATAAAGATTACCCACAAGCAATAAAAGATATTATTAATCAAAAGAAAGATTTACAAGTATTACAAAATTTATTAGATACAAATACAATTACAAAATCTAATTTAACACAAACACAAAAATTAGGAAAGGTAAATAGAGATGTAAAAATAACACCTAATACACCTATTTTAGAAGTGATTGAAGAACCTATTTTAAGAAAAGTTGATCCACCGGTAGTTGAGCCACCGGTAAAGGTAATCCCAACTCCTGATGTTATTGTTCCTAGAGAACCAGTATATGGTGGTGGAGGTGGTTTTGGTGGTGAAGTAATTGATAATAGTAGGTTGGGTGGTGGTATGGGTAGAGAGCAACTTTTTAATAATGATGGGTTAAATCAACAAATAGAAAACCTAAGATAAGATATTTATAGATAATGAGTTTAGCAGACATATACAATAGAAATCAAGCAGGAGCATTATATACTCCAATTAATGATAACGTCTTTGATTTTTCATATGGTGGAGGAGGTGGCGGAAATACACCACCAACAGTGTCAACTACTCCTACGTTTGATGTTAAATTAACACTAAGAAACGCAACTGCTGTTCCTAATGTTTTTACCTTTGATGTACAAAATAGAACATACAATGAAAATGCAACGGTTGAATTAAATAGTAATACTTTAAATGATGTATTAAGAATAAATCCAACAGCAAGAGATAATTTTGAACCTACTAATAGATTTGAAATTGTTAAAAAATTAATTGAAAAACAAATATTAGTAAAAGATGTTATTGATTATCAACCATATGCATTTAATTTAGATCCAGCTTCATCATTATTTGGTGGTATGGGTGGTAATACTGGATTTAGTGGATTAGGATTTATAAATACTCCTATACCATCTAGACCTGATTTAAACAAGTTTACCGAAATTTCACAAACAATTAAAGTAAATGGTGTTGCAGTAAATGAATATGATAATAATAATTTGTTATTAACATCAACTGATTACCCTTTAGCAGCTAACATTGTATTAGATTTTAAAGGAACAAACAAAACAACAGTTACAAAAGTAACACAAACATATACTAGAACTCAATCTATACAATTTACTTCAAATTATACAAACGATGCGTTATATAATGAAATTGAAATTGAGATTGACACTATTGATTTAAAAGCCGGTAAAATTGTTAATAAATTAAATACCAATGGTGGTGAATTATTATTAACAAATACAATAGGGAAATTAAATCCTGTTAATATTTCGTTTAAAGGATTTAGTGCTTTTACATTTAGAAATTTATATTGGCAATATATTGATAAAATAGATACAAATACATTAAATTTAGCAGAATTTAATAGTGTGAATGATACCACACTAAAATTAAGTTCAGATGAGTTTAATAGAAACATTGTAGTTTATTTAGATGTAATACCTGCCAATTCAAAATTACCAAATCTTACACTTAAGAATAATAAAATTGAGCAAAGTATTTTAGAATCCGTATATGTTTCTAAAACGGAAAGTGCTTTAATTGATATTGATTTAACAATTTCTAATACGGATTATGTAAGAATTAAAACACCATATAGAGAATTTAATCAACAATTAGTTGCAACAACGGCTACTACAAGTAGAATTACATTAGATTTAAAGCGAGATTTTTTAAATAATGAAGGTTCTTTTAAAGTATTATTAGTACCAGCTTCTAATTTATATGGTGAGGGATCGGTATCAGATGTTATTGTAAAACTTACTAAAACATTAGATACTCCAATTATAGATAAAGTAGATTATCCAACTAATGTTTATATTCCATCTTATACATTTGGTGATGTTAAATTTAAAGTTGATTTTGAATCTAATTTAGCAGATTATATATTAGTATATCATAGTACCGAAAATGATAATAATATCTTAGGTAAGTTTGGTGCAAAAGGTTCTCTTATATTAAATTACAATGAACTAAAAAGTAAACAAGTTAAATTTCCACTTGATTTATTATTAGTTCCATATAATGATGGTACTAAAGTAGTTAGGGGTGAAACTGAAAGACTACAAATTACATTTTCTGATGCAGGTATTTATGTATCTACACAGGATTTAAAAAATAATTTATTTGATGCGATTTCTAAGAATTTAAATTTAACATTACAAACCGAAGAAAAATATTTATCGCATATTGCATCATTTGATAAGAATGATTCACAAATATTAATATCAAATTGGGATAGTGATTTAACTACATTTACTAAATTTAAAAGAGATGAGTTAGGAAATCAGGTACCCGATGGTCAAATAAATAAAAGTGTTGTATTAAAGTTATATGAAGCCTTACCAGCAAATATTACTAAAAATGATGTTTTATGGGTTTCTAGATTATCATCATTACCAATTATACAAAAGGTAATTATTAATAGTAATCCTGAAGATAATACATTACCATTAAGAGCACCTAATTTTAATATTCAGGCTGATTATGTAAAGGGACAATCAACCATATATGAATCTTATAATGATTTAATACTAAGTGGTTCATCAACATCTCAACAATTAGTAGATAAATATCTTACCGATAATTTAGTAGAAACGGCTAAGATAAACATAGATTATTCGGATTTTTCTAATTTTGTAAAATATAGTAGTGCAAAAGAAAGATTAACTAACTTTAGATATAAAAAAGAATTAGCAGAATATTATGAAGATAAGATTACATTTTTAAGTGCATCTTATTATGTAAGCCGTAGTGTTATTACATTAAATGATATTCAAAATTATACTGATACACTTTCTACGTTAGTAAGTGGGTTTGATGGTTGGGAAAAAAGTTTAGTAAGTAGTTCATTAATATTTAACTCGGATACAGCATCCTATGGATCATTTCCTGGTGGCAGATTTAATGAATTAAGTGGAACTGATGCATTTTCAATTGATGGAACGGATTACTTAACGGATGTAAATTCTACGTTACATAATTGGTTCTTAGGAACATATGAATCTGCATCTGTATTTGATGATAATAACTTATCTTCATTGCGAAACAATATACCATTGTTTATAAATGATAATCCAGAGAATGATGAATTTTTATTATTCTTAGATATGATTGGTAACCACTTTGATATTATACACACCTATATCAAAGGAATGACAGAACAACGATTGATAAGTGAAAATAATTCATATGGTATAAATGATGAATTACTTTATAACTACTTACAATCATTAAGTTGGGATGCTAAAAATCTTAATTCAAATAAGCAACTTTGGAGTTATACATTTGGACAAGATGCAGATGGTGATGGTATTATGGATGAGGTTGATGGTTACACTATTACACCTGAAGAATATACTAAAAAGATTTGGAGAAGAATATCTAATAACTTACCTTATTTATTAAAACATAAAGGTACCGGTAGAGGTATTAAAGCATTGATGGCTTGTTATGGTGTTCCTCAAAGTGCATTAACTATAATGGAATTTGGTGGTCCGGCAGATAATAGATTAGCATCGGCTTCATTGTTTACATACGAAACATTAAGTCCTACATTAGTATTTAATGACAATTCTTATATTACAGCAAGTTGGAGCGGAAGTACAAAACCACAATCAATTGAATTAGTAATAAAACCGGAGTATTCATCATCTATTAATTTAGTTAGTGGTAGTGGATTTAAATTATACATTAGTGGTGGTGTTACGGTTAATGATACTATTAATACACAATATGGTACATTGGGATTAAATGTAGCAGGTGTTAATTTATTTAATACACTCCCATATACATTTTTTGATGGTAATTTTCATACAATATTATTAACTAAAGAATATGATGGCTCAAATTCTGATTTTACAATTTATTATGGTTATGCAGAAAAAGATAGAATTGTTAAAAAACGAATAGATTATACAACCGCAGCTAATAATGTTTGGGAAGGTGGTTCTCATATTTACATCGGTGGATTTAGAGGTGAATTAGATGAAGTTAAAATATGGAAATCAGCACTAAGTGCTTCGTTATTTGATATTCATTTGTTAGATAGTGAAAATATGATTGGTAATTATATTTCGGCATCAACAGAAGATTTATTAATAAGATTAGATTTTGAAAATCCACATCAACTTTCCGGTTCTGTTATTGAAATTCAATCTGGTAGTGTAAAGGATTATATTAAAAACGTAGCACCTAATGTTATATTATCAAATATTACAAGTAGTGTAAAATATGGTGAAAGATTATTAGAAAGTGGATATGTTTCATATGTTAGTGCAAGTGGCTTTATTTCGGCATCTCAATACGATAGTACAACACATCAACATTGGAACTACCTATATAGAAGTAAAGATTCGGCAGTTGAATTACCAAACACAGGTGTAACAAGATTATCTAATAATAAAATTAGAATTGAAGGACAAGAATTAATAGGTGATTTATCTCCAACAAAAAGAGTAACTAAAAAAGCATTTGATACGGCGGCTAATGATTCTAATAGATTGGGATTATTTTTCTCACCTAATAAAGATTTAGATTTGGATATTGCAAAATCATTTGGTGGTGATGCAATTGATGATTATTTTGGTGACCCGGCGGATGACTATAATAATACTTACAAAGATTTAGATGATTTACGAAATTACTATTTCCAAAGAGTTAGTAATAGAAACATTTATGATTTTATTCGTTTGATTAAATACTACGATAAATCATTGTTTGTTAATATTAAACAAATGTTGCCGGCGAGAGTTAAAGCAACAACTGGTTTACTTATAGCACCACACTTTTTAGAAAGAAGTAAAGTTAAACATACTAAACCAACCGCTGAAAATACACAATTAGAAGGTGTAATTAGTGATACAACGATTACAACATTACATTCTACATTTGATACCTATGAGGGTAATTTAAATTTATCCGAATCAATTGATGTGTTAAGTGGTGAATATAATACATATGAAGCAAATATTTCAACCGAAGAAGTTACTACGATAGCGGGTGAGTATAATACATATGATGCAACGATTGGTGATATTGTTGAAGATTTAGTTTCAGCAACATACGATACATATGAAGGAACAATTGATTTTAAATTAAAAGACCCAACTATATTAGCACAATATGATTTATTTGGTGGAGCTACTATTGTTGGTTTAGATGACAAATATAGTGAATATGGATTTAATACATATTTTAATAATGGATATGGAAAATATCATTACGAAGAAAATGGTTCATTTAAATCTAAAGGTATTAGAGCATTTATGGTAACAAAAAAAGATACAATAATAATACCAAGTGCAAGTGTAGGTGGAATTTATACAAATGTATTAACCTCATCTTATCATAATGAATTAATTATTCAAGATATTGGTGTAAGTGCAAGTTTAGCAAGTGACCCTAATATAATAGGAATAACTACTGCTAGTGGATATTTACCATCACATTATATTTATAAAAGTGGAAAATCTATTGGATTACAAAATTTATTTTATAAAGGTTCTAAGCAAACTACAAATACTACTATTGATGGCAAAGATGCAGTAGAAACATTTATAACTAATCCAACAGTTCTTAGAATTAATAAACAAGGTAGAAATACATCTGAACCAATCTTAGAAGTAGATTAAAAATAATGTAACAAAAAAATATTTTATATATTTATAAAAGAATAATAAACAAACTATGGCATATTTAGATAACACAACGATTACGGTAGATGCTATCCTTACAAAAAAAGGAAGAGAAAAATTAGCAGCTGGGCAACCTTTAAACATTTCTCAATTTGCATTGGGTGATGATGAAATTGATTACACATTATATGATGCAGCACATCCAAAAGGATCTGCTTACTATGATGCATCTATTTTAGCAACTCCAATCTTAGAAGCTAGTCCGGATGAAACTCAGGCACTAAAGTACAAATTAGTAACTTTACCAAAATCTACAACAAAGATACCACAAGTTTCTTTAAATGCAACTTTAATTGCAGCTAAAACAACCGGTGGACAATTTCCTATCACACCTTCAACATCTCCAGCAGGAAATAAGAATGGTGGATATACAGCAGTATTAGGAAATAAAAATGCTGGTACAATTGTAGGTGAAGGATTAACAAATGTAAATACTACAACTACTACATTTAGTAATAGTGTAACTGCAACTGCAGAAGTAGTAAAAGGATTAACATTTACATTTATACCTAATAGTTCATTAACTTCAAACATAACAACAACTTTAACTATATTTGGTAACGAAACAGGTGGTAGTGTAACTATTCCTGTAACTGTTACATATGTAGCCGCAGTATAATAAAAAAGAAATAACAATATGGCACAATTAGGATCAAATACTGGTACACAACTTACCAATGATATAGCAAATTATCTAACACAACAAAGGCAAGCTGCTAATGGAGCAATAGATACAACACAATTAGCAACTATTATTAATAATTACCTTACAACAGGTGAAAAATTAGTAATGGAAACAGGTGTAACAACGAATTCAGTTTATAAAGTATTTAATACAACAGATATCGTTACTGCTAAAAATGAAATAGTAACAACTGGTATTTGGA